TCACTAGTAAACACTTCTTCTACCAATGTGTTGAAGTATAGTATGTTTCTAGGAACGTAGATGCTTGGCTCATCGGTCTTGTCACTTGCTTTTGTTTTTCTCCAGTGTTTCACTTCTGGTCTGTATTTCCTTGATTCTATATCGTTTAAATCGTTTGCTATCTGTATAGCCCTGATCTGATTATATACATTGTGTGCCATCATTAGTACATAACTGAAACTGTCCCAACTGGTTGCTCCAATCTTGCCATTCTTGTTTACGTCCTTCTCACCATACCAACAAACATCTTTCATCTTGAGCCTACGTCCAATACCGCTATCGAACGGAAACTGTATGTCTGAACCCTTTAGTGTTTTATCATCTGGAGCCTTGTCCATCACAAATGACCATCTGTCTGGGGTGAATGAGTTGTGCGTGTATACAAGTCCATTAGCAGTCGATAAGAACGCAGATGCACTATCAAAACTTATTGTGAAGTTTGGGTTGATGTGTTTTCTAACTTGTCTTTGCACCTGTGTTAGATAACAACCCCAATCCATCTGTGACGTACCTAGTACGTGCATCCAGTCTTTACCGTCTAGTTTCTTCTCATCTCTCATTATGATTAATCTTTTAAGCATAACTTCCATGTCACACATGTTGATACCACCCATTGCCCAACCTTCAAACTCGAAGTCTTTGACAGCGTCGTACCATATCTGTGCTGTGTTCCAGTCATCACCTTGAAGCACGTTCAATAGTTTTGTTTGTCCCAGTCTGTTCTTTTGGAAGAACTTGTTGTTGTATATTGTTCCATCCAGTGTGTCTTGGAAACTTGTCAATCCTGTTTTTGGACTGTTAAGATCATCTGCCGCCCACGTGGGTACGTCTAATGTCATTGCCCAATCGCTTGTTAATTCTAGCCAGTTGAGTATGTCTGATCTCACTTTGTTTGCTTTGTTACCTTCAAAGTCTTTCCAATCAAATTTTATTACACCCTTACCTATCTGATATCCACCGGAGTCACCAACTATTGTGCTGAACTTCCTATCTCTGTTCACGAACATGTGATCCCTGTCATTGACCTTTTCCATGTCTAGACAGGCGTGTCCTGCCGAGTAAAGTGCTGTGGGGTATGTGAACATGCCCTTGTCTGGGTTAATGAAATTTAACCCTTCCACACCATTATCAAATCCATTTGGAATTCTCTCTTCTGAGATGTGTTTGCCTTCTGAAACTCTCTGTTTGCTAATAAACGTATTGTAGAAGTTAGATATAGCAGGCAAGAACACCGCGAAGTCTCTACTCAATTCTCCTAGGTGTTCCTGCTTACTACTATCTGTCGTCATTATTGCGCCTGTGCTGGTATGATGTATTGATACTTGCCCAATCCTGAATCAACAGAAACCTGCATCGCACCCTCGTTAGAGAAGTGTAATGTGACTTTCGCTGAGTCTGATAGTTTAAGTATTTGTAGCACCTGTCCTACCGGCCAACTCCAACCTTTGTTAAGTGTTCCCTTAACGTCAGTTGCGAATACAAACTCACCACCATGTGATGCCTGATCACCGAAAGTGAAAATCAAGTTCCCATCCTCGGTTCTCACAACAAAGGAGTTGTGTTCAGTGTTTGCAGTTGCCTGGAAGTTGAATCTTTGCACACTTGCCACTGAAGGCTCGATCTCAACGTCCCACTTAACACCTTTGAACTTCACGGTCTTAAGTTTTTCATTGATGATCTCAGCATTCATAAATCTGTAGTCATTCTTGAAGTCACCCTTTTCATTCTCGAAATGGATTCCAGTTGGAATAGTTGCACCGTTTCTTTCACCGGACAATACAGTTATGTTTGCTTTCTCCTTGTACTCCGGACACTTCAAGTGTATGTCTAGTTTGCCCATCTGTGGCATACCAAACGTACCCGTCATCTCCGTTTGTGGCTTGTGGAAAGACCCTTGTAGGATCACAGATCTGTCTTCTGCCATGCTGTCAATCGACGTCTCTTTGTCGTCGCCAGTAATTTTAACAAGATCCAAGAACCCCAGTCCATGCGTATGTTTAACGATGTCTTTTAAGATGTCTATCATAATGTTCTTATTGTATAGGATATTTAGGTCTTAGTCTAGTGTTATTTCAGAAACTTTGTACACAACAGGATTTTGTTTACCAGGTTTACGGAATATGGCGTAACTGGCACCAGGCCTGAATTGGTTCATTTCAACCACATCGTATCCTTCGTCTTTGATCATCTGCGTCATTGCTGTTTTGGTATTGTAGTTCCAATAACCTCTTTTGGCTAGATCCAGTTCAAGGTCGTAGTGGCAATCAGCGTAATGGATGAATCCATAACCTCCTGGTATCAGCACCCTCTTGATGTCGTGTAGGTATTGTTGCACGTGCTGTTGTGTGAAGAACACGAAAGTGTCCCAACTGAACACAAGGTTGCAACTGTTCTGTGGAATGTTTGAACACTCTGTGTTACGGGTGGTGTAGAATTTCAAATACTTGTGGTGTCTGGGGTTGAATTTTTTCCTTATGGCGTCTCCCCTGTCTAGTAGCACATCTAGGAAGAAGTTTGATGCCCACGATCTAAAATCCATGGAGAACATTCCGTTGCCTGGCCCAATTTCTAGGCTGTGGTAGATGTTTGTTCTTGCAAACTGGAATATCTTACTTTGTACTTGTCTTTGTGTGACAGGATCAACGAAGGGAGTGTTCACTTTCCAGGCGAGATCTTTTTCGAACCATTCAAGAGTCTTATCAATTCTGTTAATGGCTTCTTTGTTGTTGGCGTCGACAGCCGACTCGATGTCTTTAAGCAACCTGAGATTGCTATCTATCAATTCCTGTAGATCTTCTTTCTTTACTTTTTCTAACTTCTCTATTAATAATTTTATTTCTTCTATGCTTAACATAACTGTATTTAGAATTCAAATAATTTGTTAAATGTATTACTGGTCTCGGTACTCTGCACGTCCCACTCCAACACACCAATTAGGTTGTCTATCTTCTGATCCAGTATTGTGGCCTCCATGGCATCGCCGTCAAACGGTAGTTCCTTGAACCACTCCGGTATACGCATCTCGTCCACAGGATATGCGATACTCGTGTAGCCCAATGGATTGTTTTTGAGTTTACATACTATAACCTTGGCACCATCTGTTATTGGCATACTGTATTTGTCTCCGTACATCTCCCTACACCTGTTCCAGTTCATGCTGGCTCTCACGTGTCCTGGCATGTTCGCTCTACCGGCCTTTTCCTCTGCCGCTGTGTACTTGGTCATGTTGTTTGCTCTCTTGGGAGATCCCTTCTCCCATCCTGGTCTGGATTTGAACTCTGCTCTGAATTCGCTGATTTTTTCTAGTACTTCTTTCTCGTCCTTGCCTTGTAGGACCATGTATAGGAGATCACTCAAGAAGTCCTGCACGAAAACAGGTGTGTCTGATCGTTTAAGATCTAGTCCCATCGCTTTCATCTTGCCATCCTTGCCCTCTACATCTGCACGTTTACCTTCCTTGTCATAGTACAGTACAGCATATCTCTTCTTTGTGATGAACAATCCTTTTGATGCAACAAGTTCTCTACCCGCCGCTATGACTTCTCCCCTTGTGCTTGGTGTGTGGAATGCTTTGGTCATGAATGATTTGAATGATCCGTTGACTTCATCTGCTATCTTGTCATACAGTGCCACAACAGAATCTTTCGTCCATGGTATAATACCCTCGTTGATCTCTTTCTGTAATGTCTTGTGTGCTGTGAAGTATACCGAGTCTGTGTCTCCGTACACTATGCTCTCTCCCTTGTGGTCATACTTGCCTGCGATGATCTCATTGGTCTTGCTGGCCATGTGTTTAGTGATACACCTGCCTGTGAGTGTCACACTCTGCCCAATCCTCATGTCAAAGAATCTACAACCTGGATTCAATATCGCACCATACAGACTGTTTAGATTAATTTTCTTCACAAGTTGCCTTTTGTCCCAATATTCTCTTTCGATCTCATTGTCTCCGCACTCACGCATCTTCTTTTGCATTTCCTGTCTCTCTGCGTACCAACGTTTCAACAAACCCGGAATGATCGCTTCGTACTCGTATGTGAATATTGTTCCGTTCGCACTCAACATCCATTTGTTGTTGCCGTCAAACACGATCTCGTACAGTTGTGCGGCACTCATACGCACACTGGTCTTGTCTTCCCAGTCCACGATTATCTCCGTGCCCTTCTCTTGATTCATCACTGCCTGGTACTCCCAACTTCCAAACTGGCTGTCCCACGCCGCCGCGAATGATTTCTTGGCGTGTTTGGCCCTGTTGATCTCTGCTGATGTTATGACCGGCCTTATCTGTCCCACTATGGTCTCCGGACCCATGTTCAATGCTCTAATCACACTTGGATACAGTGAGTTGATGTCAACTGATCCGATCCAATCGTGTATTCCTTTTTGAGGGGTTGCCACGTGTGCACCTGCCGCCGGTTGATTCTCTTCACCGTCTTTCTTGTACTTCCTGCCCGGTACCTGCATTCCACGTCTGTGTGTTTCATTAACGATTGCCTGTTCCGTTACCGCAACTGCACCCATCGTCGTTTGTAGTAGTACAGTGTTCTGGTGTGCAATCTCGTTGGCAAGTTCTATGAACTTCAATTTCTTCTCAAGTTTGGCCAACAGTGCGGTATCCTGTCTGTTGTATTCTATGAACAATCCAAAGTCATTCTTGTACAGGTTGTCGAGCGAGCCCTCGTATACAGTTTTTCTCTCATCCAACTCGTGTTCACCAATTGCGTCTAGTCTGAAACTGTGTCTTTCCTCATATGTGTATTTCCTGTATAGTTCCAACAAGTCCAAGTGTACACGTCCTACTAGGTCAAAACTCAACTGTTCCCTACCATACTTCTCGAACACTCTCTTTCTTGGCTTTTCACCCCAAAAACAAAGACGTCTTGTATCGTCTGAACTCAACACTTTCTGTATCCTACCCACTGTGTATGGAATGTCATATCCCTCACTGTTCCAACCCGACAGTATGTCTGCGTCTTGCACCAGTTCTAGGAATGCGTCCAACATGTCTTTCTCTTTTTCAAAAAGCATTGTGTTGTCAAATCTTTTCGTGAGCTCTTTGGCATCGTCCATGCTGATGGTCTTGGGAGGCACTGCGAAGGTGACCAGTTGGTCCGTCCAGCTCATGTAACAACTTATGGCAGTTATGGGCATGAACGGATCATCTGTTGTTGAATAACCTCGATCCGGATCGAAGTCCACTTCAATATCAAAAAACATAACATTTAATTTGGGCGTCTCCTTGCCCAAGTAGTTCTCTTCCAAACACCTGAACACAGGATTGATATCATTCTCATACAGTTGTTTGTTAGATCTGATCCTCTGTTCTTTTATGAATTCTTTGTTGGTTGCACACTGCACTCTCTGTAAAGGTGCACCGGTCATTGACCTGTGTTTGCCCCTTGCGTCCTCGTAGTAGAACACGTACCTGGCATCGTACTCTGTGAATATCCGACCCTTCTTGGGATCACGTTCTACGACGTAAATCTTGTCCTCGTCTTTTTTAAATAATGCGTCTATGTAACTCATCCTACCACCAATAACTTGCCACGCCGTAACCGTAGACATTTATGATTGCGAAGTAGCCAGTGATCATCATTACGAACGCCGCTTCTCTCCTATATGAAGCATAACATTGTGTGAGTGCTCCTACTAGAAATCCCGGATACACTATAGTCATGTCCGGATCCGAGGCTGTGATCGCAAGTGTTAGGCTGGCTCCAACTGTGAAAATGAAACTGACGAGTTCGAAGTAGAACGCTGTCCTGTCACTCTCAAAACTACGAAGCCAGAATGATCTGACTTTGTCTAACATTAAAGTTTGCCGGCTGTGTTTAGTATGCTTTCCAGCGTGTCCATCTCGTCTGCGATGTTCTGGTAGTTGCCTTTGTGTGCAACTGATATCGCTTTGTTGATGAGTGCTGGTTTCAATTCTAGTTCTTCTGATATTGCTTTTACTGTGTCTTTTAGTCCACCCTTCAAGTCCTCTACCTCACCTAGTACCTGTGAACCTTGGGAAATGATCTGGATCAATTTCTGCTTTTCAGCGTCGTTAAAGTTTCTTACTGCCATTTGTTTCTCCTGTTGTTATCCAACAAGTATATAACAGATCTTTGCTGAATGCAAATTATTTTTTCTTTTTGGTATTGACGTTGATTGCTTTACCACGTCTGTTGGGATTTGGATCTTTTCTTCTCTTCCTTGCCGCCGCACTTGCTCTGCCTTTTTTGCCCAGTGCGTATGCTTTCTTGGCTGGTAAGCATTTGGGTTTGCCCTCGCCTTTTGATTTACCACCACATGATCCTCTGATTTTTCCTTTTGGACCCATTCGCACCCATTTTTGTTTGAACCATTTCTTAAGGTCCTCGTTCAGTGTTTCTTCAAACACCAACTCTCCACAGTTCACACAGATGTCTACGTCTTCCTTCTTGACGCAGTTGGGCACACGTTTGCCGAACATGGTCTTCATGCCCTTCTTGGTGTAGCCTTTCCAACACTTCTCCGTGATTATCTCACTGGCTCTCATTATTTCTTCTTGCTGTTGCCCCAGTTGGCCGCACCTTTTTTACGACACTGCACTAATGCACCACTGGCGTAGGCCGAAGGCCATACTTTGTATCTTGATTTCACTTTGTGATAGCAGGCATCTTGTTTCTCTGCTAGTTGTTCAAATTCTTCTTCTGTGATTCCTGTGACTTCGTTGATCTTCATGTTACCACTTTCTACAAGACCAATATCTTGCTTTGGTCTTTGGTCCTGGGTTTGCACAGTTATGACGTGCTCTAAATGATTTTCTTGCTTTAGGATTGCTCTTTCTAATCCTCATTGTTTTTCTTTTTGCACTTGTACCACCGTGTCCAAAGTTTACTTTTTTAACATTGCCTGTTTTTGGATCCTTGACGTACACTTTGAATTTTTTAGTGTCACCACGCATGGGTTTGTTAAGTGGAACTTTCCTGCCTTGGTACTCTGCGTCAAATAATTCTGTTTCGTCTTCTGGGAAACCTAATGGACCAAGCACTTCTTCAAAGTCTTCGTCCTCTTCGATGTCAAATTCATCACCCTCTGGCATTGGTTGATATGATTCGTTCTCAACATCATGTGATGCTAACACCATGGCCATTGCATCTGCTAGTCCAACTTTGTCCATGTTCATTTGATCTATGTCTGAAGTGTCACCGTGGTCATTGAACACCGCCATGTATTCTTTTACTTTCATAGGGTCAAAGCCTGCTTTCTCCAAAGCAATCCTGCCCTTGTCACTGATGTCTTCCTGCACGTGTGCACCGCCCTGCATTTTCTCGTAGTGTTCCGCGGCCTCTTCTGAACTTAATCCTAATTCGTCA